GTCCGAAGAATGCAATGCTTTGCTACAATTACAAAGACGTAATACTGTGTATTCGTCTAATGGGATTAAGGTCAAATGTGAAGCACGCAGAATGAGTGGAGATGCGAATACTAGTTTGGGTGGATCTATTATAAATTATGTAATGTTGAGATACATATTCGGTTCTGAGGCGATAATTATGGTTAATGGCGATGATAGCGTTATTTTTAGTCCAAACCCACCTTTAAAATCTTTTGATGAGGTCGGCATGGTCACCAAATATGAGGTGGTCGACTTCATGGAAGAAATAGAATACTGTCAAATGCGACCAGTATTTGGTTCAAAAGGTTGGGCAATGGTCAAAAATCCTGAAAGGCTGTTGTCAAGAAAACAAACCAAAATATCGAAGATTCCCTTAGACATTTGGTTGCGAGTTGTCTCGATAGGAGAGTCATTGGCTAGTCCATACGACCCCATATCTCAGGCAATATGCCGAGGATTTGCAAAAAGAAGTAAATCGACCAAGTGGAATTCATTGGCCCTGTCTTATCAAACGCGTGAGATGTCACGAGGACTGCATGAGGTTATTCCATATGATGAGCAATGTGCAGAGTCATACGCTTTGGCGTGGAATTTATTGCCTGATGATGTGAAACTAATGTGCAGTAAAATTGAAAGATGGGCGGCTATTAGTGTTGATGCCGCGTCGCAAGAACAACGGATCACGCTCTACTCGTAATAGAGCAAATGGAAACAATGGAGGTCCCAAGACTCCATTGATGCCAAGTGGCGTTAACAATAAAGCCACTATGCCCCGAGCAGCGCAAGTATACAATGTTACTGGCGAGGAAGTGCTCAGTGTAGTCAACGTCCCTGCAGGGTCAACAGCGGGACAAATAGTTTTTAATCAGCGCATTTCCCATGACAGTGTGGCAAGATTGAGTACACTAGCATCCGCTTTTCAGCGAGTAAAATGGAACTCGTGTAAAATCAACTGTGTTCCAGTCAATGGTTCAGTTGTGAAGAGTGGCTATAATTTTGGTTTCGTAGAAGATCCAGAAATTGTACCACCAGTATCAGGTGATAGTGCTGTCATTCCTTTTATGACAGCTTTGCGAGGAACAAGTGTTAGGCAGAACTGGGTGCAATCTGAATCGGGTCAGACTGTAAAGTTGTCTGATTTACCTGAGATGTACACCCAATTAGGTTCTGATCTGCGAAGATATTATATTGGTCGATCCCTGTTAGCTTTAACAGGTGATGTCGGAGAAGCAGCAACATTCCAAATAATGCTCAAGTACCATGCAACATTGATGGTACCAAAAGTGGTGGTTCATACAAATCCTCCACCAGTTGAGACTTTTAAGCTCACAAATCCTTTAGATGGGGCACATTTGCCATCTGGAACTGAATTTCCATATGCCACATGTGGCTCAACTATACCCCCTGTTGGTGTATACCAAATGTTGGGTGGATCAGCATGCCAGTTGGCATACGTTGGAGAGCTAAATACCGGATCTAGAAAGGTGATGGTTAGAGGTTTCAAAGTTAATACCAGTGGGGGCACTGGTATGGCCTGGGGTTCTAATACCCAAATGGTTTTAGATAACGGTGATCATGAAAATTGGCCTATAGGCGATCGCGATCATCCGTTGGGTTGGACTCGCCAGATTTATGGAGATCATGGTGAGATTCCCCAAACCATATTTGCGGC